GGTGTCGAGGGCCGCCAAAGTCGTGATAAACTCATACGTGTCAGCAACACCGGTAAGGGTGTTGTTGGAGCAGTCAACAACAGCAACGTCGACGTTGCTACCCTTGGCCGTGTACGCTGCGGCAATCTTCGCAAAGTCACCTCGGAACTCCCACGTCGCAGCGGCGCCCTCAGCCTTCTTCTGGTTGAGGAAGCCAACAACGCGACCACCGCTGGTCATCGAGCGGTCAGCCTGGTTGCGGACGTCGTCCTTGAGCTTGTCCATCTCCAACTCAAGCGCGCCGACGAAGCTCGCCGTGCCACCCTTGGCGGCCGAGGCGATCGCAGGACCGGTGACCTGGAACCGACCGTAGAGGTAGGCGGCGGTGAACGTGAGCTGCTTGGTCACCTGATTTTGAGCTGTCGGGAGCGTGCCTTCCTCGGCGCGGAAGCCGACTCCGGCGTTGCGTCCGACATGCACGGGCACGACACCCTGTCGGCCTGCCCATGTGATCTTGGCCTTCTCAAACATGTTGAGGACCATGACCTCGTTGTTGAGCTGCTCCTGGAGCGGCCCGATGTAGTAGTCCTTGAGGACCGCGTCGAGTGTAGTCTTTGTGGCTGGCATCTTCTATATCCTGTATTAGCCGAAGAGGTTGATGGCGCCATTCTTCATGGCTGCCATCAGGGCTTCTGAGCCCTCGGCGATCGACTTGATCTTCTTCGTGTCGGCTGACGTCATGACGCTGGAGGCCCCTGTGCCGGTCCTTTTGGGACGGGCTGGGACTCCTTTGTCTGGTGCGTCAGTTGCGGCCACTGCCTCTTGTGCGGAGGCTTGTGGGTTTTCTGCCAGGTACCGGGCGATAGCCTCCTCCTCTCGCTTGGCGAGCCAGGAGGTGTATTGCTCGGCGACACGGTTCAGATCGACGTTCGGATCGCGCTGCACGGCGTTGTAGAGAACCTGCGTAACATCGCCCCGGAGGGACTCACCGTAGCCATCGGCGACCTGGGCGACTTCTCGCCTGAGTCGTTCGCGCTCTACTTGAACCTCCTGCTGGTACAGTCGGGCTTCCATGGCTGTGATCTGTTTCTTGACCTCAGGTGGAAGATCGGGCGTCCCATTGAGCAGGCGGTCGAGTTCATCGGTGGCGGTGTCTTGCTGCGTCTCTACCGGCGTGGCGGGTTGCAGATTTCGCATGGCCGCAACCTCGTTGCGCATCATCTCCATCTGCTTCTTGTAGGCCTCCAGCTGCGCTTGCGCCTCATCCGCCTCAGTGCGGTACTTGTTGCGCGCCTCCAGAACACCCTTAAACCGCTTGTACGGGACGCGGTGACCCGATGGAACAGAGTCATCCTCAGTGGAGCCGTCGTCCACCTTGGCCTCAGCCTGCTCCTCGCTCTTGCCGGTTTCGGTCTTGACCTCAGGTTGAGCAGCCGGCACTTCCGGTGTCTCCTCCTTGGCCTCAACCTTCTCTTCGGCCGCAGGGGCGGCCTCAACCTCTGGCTTAACGTCCGAGGTCTCGGACGGGGGGATGTCCACATTGGAAAGCCCAAGCTCCAGCTCGGATGCCAGTTCCTGCGCCTTTTCTTCGCTTAGCAACCCCATAGCTCACTCCTTTTAACGCCTCGGAATCTTGGCGGATGTAACGTGCTTACGCACGAATTGCTCTTGCGAGAAGATATCCAGTGACGACTTGTCGTCCTCACCCCACTCCTCGCGATAGACCTTACCTGTTGCTTGCTCATATGCCAACATTTCGCGCAGTGTTTGCGGCCGCTTAGAGGTCTTCTCCTCGATGAGGGCCTCGATTTGCTCAAGCCCAGCAAGGGCCAGGGCCCACGCAAACACCATGTCGTCATGCTTTCCGTTGTCCGCCTGGGGCTTGCCGCCCTTGGCGTAAACAAAGGTGTTCATCTCGGCCTGCATGCGGGTGTCGTTAACCTCTAGCTGGCCCTTGGAGATGAACTTGTGCAGGCGTGCGAGGATAACGGGGCGTGTTGCCGAGGTCGTCACGAACCCCAACTCCTGACGCCACCTCTTCGCTATCTTGTCGAACTGCGTTCGGCGGTAGAACTTGGCATACCCTTCGCCAACAAGGTGCTCGATGATACTGAGCCCGTATGAGTTGGACTCCGGGACAACAAGGGCATCCCAGACCCTGGCTTCTTCCAAGACCCTCGCTGCGAACTCGCTCGGCGGAACGCGCTTGTAGTAGGTGCTCACGCACTTCGGCTTCTCCTTGTCGGTAATGTCGAGGACACAAAACGACGAATAGTCGCCCGATGGCGAGCCAGACGCAGTGTCCACACCAAGCGAATAAACGCGATACTTGCCTGGCTCAGCGTAGCGCTTGTAGCCCGAAGTCGCGCGAACGTGCGGGTAGATGTTGTCAAAGTAGCGCTCACCTGAGGTGATGAAGGCGACCTCGGCGCTGGCCGGGTACTCCTGGTGGAACGTCTGCCAGTTGTTGCCGCACTTCGTTCGGTATGTATCAAACGCCCACCACAGCTGCTTCTTGGTGAGGCCATGCTCTTTGCCGTACTCCTGCCACTTCTTTGGAATGGCCCCTGAGATGCCGGGCGGCTTGCTGTGGAGCGTATACTCCTTGGAGAGCATCCATGGGAGGAAGACCTTCTCGTAGCCGTTCTTGTCCACCCAGAGGTGATGGGCGTGGTTGAGCCCGTTGGCGGTGGTCTCCATGACCACGATGGCGTCAGGCGTTGCTGTCTGGAACGCGGCCTGGATGGTCTTCTCCACGTCTGAGTAGAAGGCGAACTCGGAGCAATGGAGGAAGTTGTAGGTGGTGCCACGAGCGCTCTGCGTGTTTGCCGTGAAGACCCGGACCATGCCTCCATGGAAGAACAGCATCTCGCGCACGTTGCTCTTCTCGGTGGGGAACACCATCCAGGACGGCATGTTGTCGTAGAAGCGCTTGTATATCTCGAATATCTGCTCAGCGCTCTCCCGGCTCTGGGCCATAACGCCCACCCGGAAGTTAGGGCGGAAGTAGGCGTGCCAGAATGCGTAGGCTGCGATGCCTGTTGTACCGCCCATCTGGCGTGCCTTGAGGTCGAACACCCATGGGTTCTCCTCGATGGCGCTGACGAGCACAGACTGGGCCTCATTGAGCTTGAGCGGGACGAGCCTGGCCTTCTTGTCCACGATTTTCAGGTATCGGCAGAAGTACCTGAAGTCAGCGGCGCAGCGCCTTAACTCTTTCTCAATTGACAGCTTCTGGCTCGCCATCCTTCTTCACCTCTTCGCGTACCTCGTCGAGGATATCGCGCAGGCGGTCCAAAACGAGCGCCTCGCTGTCCTCTTTCATCTTCTCGGTGCGCGTTTCGACGTAGACGGTGTCGGCCTTGGTCTTGGCAAGCTGCGCTTTCTGCTGCTCTTCCTGGATTTCGTTATCCAAAGCGGGCCTATCGTTCCATTTGTAGCGCTTCTGGAGAATGAACATGGCTGCACGCCAGTTGTGCTTTTCGGTCGCCTCTCTGATGACGATATTGGCGAAGATGCTCTCCCCGGACCCCTCGCTTCGCTCCAGTTCTTGGCGAAACCAGGGGTACAGGGGGTGCGTCACCTTGGTGAGGCCGTGCTGATACCACTTCTTGACCCTTGATGCGCCCACGCCTGCGGCTGCTGCTGCGGATGCGCGGCTGTGGCCTGCCTCAAGGTGCTCCAGGACCGTCAACATGCGCTTCTTCAGGGACCTCTGCGGGCCTGTGAGCGTCACATCGGACGGTTCGGGCATCTTGTGGTGGCCATCAAGCACCAATAAACCTCTTCTTCCACCGATAGCGCTTCTTGCGGTCGGTGGATTCCAGCATACACACGTGGATGCACTCAAGGAATGCAACGACATCTTTGGCAAACTGCGCCATCTGGGATTCAGTGGCCCCATCCTGGATGTCATTGGCCTTCAGTCGGTCGATCATGGCGACCATGATTGCTCTCACAGCCCGATGTTTGGGTCTGAGCGCGGCATCATGGTAGCCGCTGAGCATATCAACGACGCTAATAAGCTCTAGCCCGATGACCTTGAACGCATCTCTGGCGGCGCGCTCGGTATCCTCGGTGTCATGATAGAGGACATCGACGGTCATCTTGATTCCAGAGATGGCCTCTGCAAGCAGCCCTTCGACGATGGTGGCTTTCGCCACCGAACCACCTCTGCGGTCCTTGTCGTAGACGACGATGTCTTTGGAAGCGATCTTATGGGCTGGTCCGAGCGGCGCCCCTTCGGCAGCAAATGCGCTCATTTGACGAACTTCTTGATCTGAGGGACGAGCCAGCCGAGTCCAGTGCCCTTGGCGTGCCTGTGCATGTAGCGGAGCATGGCGATGACGGTGACGCTGTCATCAGCAAAGTTGCCACGCCTGCTGATGGTCTTGATCCATTTGGCAAGCTCGGCATCGATGTCCATCTCGCGGAACCGGACCATGTTCTTCAGGTGGGCACCCTGAGCGCTGCCCGGTGCTGCTGGTGCCCGGCTCGTCTTCGGGATTCCGGCCCGGATGGCGGCGGCGGACTCTTTGCTGATCTTTGGGTTCTTGGGCTTCGTCTTGGCCTTGGCTTTTGGCTTGGCCTTTGGCTTCGCGTCCTTGGTCGCCATCTCTTACTCCTCCATCCAGTTCCAGGCGTGACAGCAGGCCCATCCAATCAGGAGGGCCGCGCGCCGGTCGTCGTTCTTCGCCGCAGCGGCAAGACCGAGGATGGGCGCATGTCTCGGTTTTGACAACATATTACACATGTCCCTCTGTCCCGCAACAGCGCGGGACCTTGGCTGCGTGGGCAGGTCAAGGACAACACGCCACTGAGCGGGAGACACCTCGACATACGCGATGTCCTCGTACCACGCGCTGGTGGCGAACCGCTCCCGCACCCTGGACAGTCCGAGAGAGGCAGCGGCGTTGACGCCGACGTAGCCGCCACCCTCCATGACCACGAGGTCCACATCGTCGATGGACTCGCTGACCTCCTGGTAGTTCGCGTGGTCGATGTCGAGGAACTCGACGGCCTCGATACCCTCCCAGACCACCATGGAGGTGGGCTTCTTGCCGCTGGCCGGGTCAACACTTACCCATCTGCTCGGCGCTCGATGCGCTGGAGGCGGGCAGGGCGGGAATACGCTCTTGGACTTAGCCACGGTAGACCCCTCCTGCTGTAATGAAACGTGTTCTACTTCCGTCCCACTCGATATCAGCCTCATAGAGGTTGCGTCTTGGTCCGTGTCGGAACTTATCCATGCCTATTTGGGCCTCCCAGGGGCGCGCATTTTCGTCAACGTTGTGTAAAATCCACGGCACAAGGCCCAAATCAGCATCATCATCGATGGCTCCAGAGCCCTTGGAATCCCGGATAGTTGGCCTATCTTTGGTCCTTTTGGCGGCCATTGTGGGCTGAGAGATGCTCACAACGACGCAATCAAGCTCCATGGCGAGTTCTTTTAGCCCTCGGCTTATCTGTTCAAGCTCTTCGGTACGGTTGCCGGTCTTCTTTCCCGACCTCATGAGCTGGATATAGTCCACCACGATGATGCCGAGGTCGCCTTTTTGGGCTTTGTAGGACCGTGCAGCCTGCCTGACACCGTCAATGGTGGCTGCCTGGTGCCCAACGACCCGTATGGGTGCTGCTGAGACCTTCTGTGCGGCATGTGTCATGCTGACGAGTTGGTCTTCATTGAGTCCCATTTGGTCGTGCATCTGTACTGGGATGCCTGATTCAGCGGCGATAAGGCGGGCTATGAGCTGATCTGCCGGCATCTCCAGGCTAACGATGAGCGCAGGTCGGCGTTGCTCACAGGCAACGGCCCATGCAAAGCCGTTGACGGCGAGTGCGGTCTTGCCGTGACCGTTGAGGCTCATGACGAGCACGAGCCACCCTGGCCTGAAGCCTCCGCCGAGTGCCTTGTCTAAGGGGTAGAGGCCTGTGGAGATACGGGGCGGTTTCTTTTCGCCCTTCTGGATGGCGTGTACCATCCGCATGTAGTCGTTGACTACAGGTCCCGCATCATCTCCCTCCACGAATCCCTCACCGTACTCCCGCAGCCTTCCCACCACCGCCTCGGCCTCGCTGATAGCCTCTTCGGGGCCGAGGTCCCCATCCATTGCTATAGAGCCCAGTTCATCAGCCGCGCTGTGCATGCGCCGCCTGGCCGAGATAGCGAGCAGTCGATCGACGTAGCTATCGAGCATGCCGTTTGTGCCTGCTCTGTTGAGAAGCTGTACCAGGGTGTGACCGCCGATACGGCCCCATGTCCCCTGGTCTCTTAGCACTTCTTCGAGGATGACCTCATCGTAGTCGCTGTGTCGCTGATAGGCGACAACAGCTCCTCTCCAGATGAAGCGGTTAACCTCGTTGTGAAAGTCATCATCGCCGATACGGCTGGTAACGGCCGGTGTGAGCGATGGGTCCAAGAGCAGACATGCGAGCACCTCGCGCTCGACGCTGGCGCTCTGAGGCAGAAATAGTGGGTCCATTAGCGACAAACGTCCTGGTTAACGTCCAGGCCGCTCCGCAGGATAATCTTGCAGAACTCCTCGTGGACGCTGTTGGACTCCTTGAGGCTGTCCCGTATCTCGGCCAATACCTCGTAGATGTCCCCAGTCGTGTACTCGTCCATGGTGGCGAGCATGTAGGGCGTAGAGCTTCCGTTCAGGAACGAGACGAGTCGACGCGCGCCCTCTTCGGCCTCCTGAGCAGAGCCAATGAAGGGCGTGAGCACCTCCCAGTTGCCATCTGGCGTGTAGTGACCGACCTGGAACTCGACGCCCGTTGCCGCGGACGAATCCCCAACCTGCTTAATATACCAACTCATGACACTTCCCCTGTGTAAGACAGATAGAAAAAGCCACCCCGCACCCAACCGTGCTACGTTAGGCGCGAGGCAGCACCCATAACCCAACGAAGAGCTACTCCGAGGGTTTGGTGATACTGACGAATCCCCCAGGGGAAGTCAAGGGTCCATCAGCATCAAGCGGCTCACCGGAGGCGGAACCACATGAAGGGCATCGAATAGTGCCGTGATAAAGGTGGTCACAGTCGAGACACGCCCGGTCCTCACGGACACGGGGCTCCACAGCAGCCAACATGAGCGCAACCCGGTCCACCAGAACCCCCCACCAATGAAAAGCCCCGGGCACCGGTCACAAGGCACGCCCAGGGCTAAGGAGAACACTCATGGATAGTGGCACAGGCACCGAGGGCCGTCAAGGCCCTCTAGTAGCCTCCACCATGCTTACGCTTTACCGGCCCCGTCCTGGGGTTGTGCGGACGCTTGGCAGCGGCCTGGCGAGCCCTGGCCCTGGCCTGGGACACAGTCTCGCCCGGGTCACGGAAGCCGAGCCACCTAGATCCGCCATACATGTCGTGAGCGGGCAAGCCGGAACCCACGCCCGACGTCTCCGCGACGGCGTCCTCAAGGTCGTACCAGAGCAGCGACTCAAACTGGCTCGGCTCTGGGCCGCGGTGGTCTGCCGGACCATACGGGACATCACGCATCAGGCGCGCCTGGGCCTTCTTGGCCAACTCCGGGTTCATCGGGTAGTTCTGCGGCAACCCCAGGTAATAGCGAATCCGGTCCGCCGGCGTCATCTTACTGGGGTCGTCAAGCAACTTGACAGGCCGAGTCAACGCCGCAGCACGCCTCGCCTTCGCTCTCGGCTTGTCAGCCATCACTTACCTCCACGAGCAGCAGCTCCCTGCCGCGCCTTCATCCGCTTGTACACACCCATGATATAGCCGTAGTCACCAGACTTACCAGCATCAGCAGCACGGGCCTTCGCAGCTGACCACAACCGCTCGTCCCTCTTCGTCTTCACCACGTTCGTAGGCACCTATCAGCTCCCATGCACGCTCCCGCGCGCTCCTGGCGCTTCAGAGATTGTAGGTGTGAAACAACTACGGAAATCTATACTGCGCGCTCTCGGCTGGATGCCGGAAGTCTGTGCTGACGCACAGCCCGTCATTCACCCTCGTAACAGCGGGCTCGCCCAAAGCGAGACGCTGCTCAGTAATCCAACTTCCTAGCGAGCTGCGGTATGCTAAGATGCCGCTCTCCGCCCGCTGGGGGGATCGATGAACTGGACTCGGTTATCACCGAGCCTCAGTCATCTTGCCACTCAAGTAGAGATGATATTATAGCACGTTTTTGGGGATTTGTCACTATCGCTGAGATGGGTGGCTAATGGTCCGTCGAATAGCACTTTGGGTGCTACCGACTGAATAGTCGCGTTTGTGATCAGATTGGTTCGGCAGATCTGAAATTACCAGCGCGTCATTTTTGCCTAACGTACCGACCAAGGCCCGGGGGTCACCGCGTTCCAGTCCTTCGGACTGGACACGCCTGAGTCCCACTGTCTCATTCTGAAACACTCCGCTGTGACAGATTGTCAAAGCCCCGTGCCAGATTGTCAGTGTAAGCCCAGCTTGCACTTCACTGTCTCAGAATGAAACACCCAGCCTCGCGCGTGTATCTTAGAGGCACGTAAGGGGACCAGCCCTAACCCCCCGAAACCATTGGCCTTCTGGGCTGGACGGGGGCTAACCCGCCGTAATCATTACTGAACTGGTTTGGTGTTGGCCAGGTTGGGTTGTAACCCCTTGATATTATTGGGGAAAAGGGGAGGGCCTAGACACTCAGACACCGTCCAGGTCACACCAACCAACATTTCTCGCTCTGCAACCCATTGGATTCCTTACGCTTTTCAAGAATCGACATGAGAAACACAAAATGTTGTTGAATCCTGTCGAGAACATAGGCCTAATCAGTGGTGTCGACGGGGCAGCCCAGAGACGGCTCCTTGAAAACCTAACCCACCCATACAGAGCGCCTCCGGGTACCTCTGAGGGGTTCCTGAGAGGCTGTGCAGCTTATTAGCTCCGCTCTCAGGGCACGGGATAGGTGGAGCACCGTAGCTCTTTGAAAGCTGAAGACTGATTCGAGGGACCATGGCAACCCTTAGGAGGGCACCATGACCAAAAAGATGACACACCGCAGGGCTGCTGCCCTGATGGTGAGGGAAGCGCTCGACCTGGCAGCATATCGGCTGGAACAGTTCGAGGGTCTCAGCGAGGCCGACGGCGAAGCGATTGCAGAGGCAATATGCCGGATTACGGGGCCGATGTATGACAGGCTCGACACCATTAAGGGCGAGCTGACAGTCTGCGACATCGACCATGCATACGCGAAGTGCACGTGGTGCGGGGAGCGCAAGTGCAGCACTCAGCTCAAGCCCGGCACATCGGAGTGCATAGATAACGGACCCATTGTAATCAACACCAACCCATAACCCCAGACCGTCATGGTCTCTCGAATCAGTCTTCAGTAGCTCTTTTACAACTGAATAGGCACAGATGATGCGGCGTGGCACACAGAGAGGTGAGCCATGAAGCATTCAACCGAGAGCAAGATCCGTGGACTGAAGAACGCATTGACGGTCTACGGTTCAAGGACATCTGAGACAGATGTCGCCATTATTAATGGACACGGGCGCTATGTGGTCCGCGCAGGCGATAGGTTCCTGGCGCTGGCAGAGGAGGGCAACTTCCTGGTCAACCCAGGGGCAGCAATGGACCCGGAGTGGCCGGGGGTTATCCACAAGGACTGCCGATGGACCACATTCAGCGAAAAGCGCGCGGAGCGATGGGCTGAGCTTATCCGAAGCGAGGCAACCAACGAGGATGAGGCCAACGCAAAGGCTGAGACGTTAGAGGATGCGTGCGCAAATGCGCTCGCGACACTGAGATAGAGAGACAACCCATAACCCGCCACGCCGTATCATCTGTGCTTATTCAGTCACACCCATAACCCAACAATCAGGAGGACCGAGGTAACACCTCGAACGCGCACACCGGTTCGCAGGGGACCGCGCGGCCCCAACTACAGGGACACCAGCACACCGCTCGTGCACTGTTCAGCCCGAAACCCAACGGCCCCTTAGGGGGGCCATCGGGGCTGCTAACAGACAAAGCCCAGAGGTAGGCCATTCCCACAAAGCCCTGACACGTAATGCCGGCACCCTTGGCGGGGGTGGTACGTGTCGACAGACGGGCGGAGCTGCGGTGCGACGAAAGGTCTCGCTGGCAGCTAGCTACAGGCACCGAGCACTGCAAAGAAAGCCGTTGCCCAGTAGCGCCGAACCCTTCGCGGGTTCAAACCAGCCCATCATGTACCAGCAAGCCCCAAGGGTAGCGCGCTGGACTCGCATGGTCGGCTCGCTTGACTCCGTGAACTAACCCACAACCGAGGACAGACGACATGGTAACCGAACAACAGGACCTATTCGCCAGGCGGCTTGCTGCCGAGTTCGGTGTAGCTTGGCGCTACACGAGGACGACGGTGGTGGTGAAGGCTTCCGAGGCGCTGAGCGCTGAGGTGAGCCAACGTATGGACGGTGGCCTGACAGTTGGCCTGTCAGGCGCATCTAGCGAATACCGGCACTTTGAGGCCGGACCGGGAGGCGCCCGCCTTGCAGCGTCATTCATCCGAGAGGCCCTAACCCCAGAGAGGACAGACCGATGACACCAGAACAGTGGACACTCCTTCTGCGCTACGCACACGAGGGCTCGCGCGATTCCATCGCCACGATCACCAGCTTTATGGAGGCAACACAGCCCGATGAGCACGCCAAGCGAGTGTTCACGAGACTGAGGCGCAAGCT